CTTCGTATTTCTGCGTTTAAGTTCAATTAGTGATAAACTGCGCTGACGAACCTAGAGTTCTAGCCTGCTAGATAACACCTGCGCGTTTGCGCTGTTAACTTCAACCCTTATTATTTGGATACTTAAAATGTCTAACTTTAAATTATATTTAAAAAGTTTAGGTACCGATGGTGATCTACCACTATGGTCAGACCGTCGTGAATTGTATCTCGATTGGTTGAATCAAAAAGCTACACCTGATCAGCTTGACTCTGTCTTAGCTGAGAAAGGTATTGGCATGGATGAAAGGCAGTTCTGCACCTTATCATCAGTTTACGACCAAATACGGTATCAAGATTTCCGACCTCGTAAACAATACCACTTACAAGAAAATTTTTTGGAAGTAGATCAATACGTTAATCAAGTTTACAACGAATACTTTCCAGAAAAGAAAGAATACACTAAAGATTGGACTCGTTCTGGCAAAATGAGTATTATGTGGCATTCATTATTAAAATACGCTAACCCTTTGACCACAAAAGAATCTTTATGTAAAAATGAAAAAATGTTCACTCTTTACAACAATAATTTGAACGAATTAGAAAAAATGTGGTTAAATGCAAATAATGGAGATAAATATAACATTATTTCATTAAACGAGACGTTACAACATGTTCCTTTAAACACATCCGCTGGTTATAATCATATCGGAAAGAAGAAACAAGAAGTAGTCTCTCTCGCTCTACGAAATGCATTCAAAATGAAATGGAGAATCGAAAGAAATCGGTTTCAGAATAAATTACCATGTACTTTAGCGATGCGTGGACACTTAAGTGAAAAGAAACTGAATAAGACAAGACCTGTTTGGGTCACTCCATTCGAAACAGTTCTCTTAGAATGTACTATGTTCTACAATTTCTACAAAGTATTAAAAGCAGATCAAGGCAAAATACCATTCATTACTGGTGATGGTAGTATGCATAGATTGTGGAATTACATCAATAATCATCCGGATCACGATTTCTGTTCAGTAGATATCTCGGCTTGGGATACTATGAGAGGAAAATTTTTAATATACGACGTGATGAATGTATTGAAGAGATGCATTAATATTACAACTATAGAAGAAGAAAGATTATTTAATTGGATATTACATGATATGGTTGAAACTCAGTTCATTTTACCAAGTGGATTAGTCTTCGAAAAAACTTCTGGAATACCAAGCGGCACTTATTTAACTTTATTGATTAATAGCTGTATCAATTGGGTAGTTCAAAAATCAACATTAGAATATATTGGATTACAATGGACAGATTTATCAGTGCTTGGTGATGACAATTCTTTTAAAACTAAAAATATGGATGAACATCATATTAAACAATTAGCTCAATTGGAATTAGAATTGTTTGGTTTATTAATACATCCAGATAAGTTTGAATTATACAAAAAAGGACAACCTCGCAAATTTCTAGGTTATGAATTTAGAAATTTGAGATTATATCGGAAAGAAGAAGATTGGTTTCGATTAGCTCTTTTACCAGAAAGGGAGGTTAAAGATCTAGCAACTTCTTTTACTCGTGTATTTTCTTATTTGTTAATAGGTGGCATAAATAATCCTAATTATGTTATATTTTTTGAAAAATACATTAATATTTATTATGATAAACTTAAAGATATCAGTTATATGAAAAAACAAATATTTACAACTGGTAGTTTAAGAATATTTAAACATGCTTTAAACTTAGATTTAGAATTTTTAGCAAATATTAATATAGATAAATTGTTAAAATTCAATTTCTTTATGATGCCATTTTTCTTTGCATGTAATTATGATATCAAGGAATCTTTATTCCCTGATGAAATTTTATAGTTTAAAAATAAAGTTTTTAAAAAAAAAAAAA